GAATTAATACAACAACCACAACCATCTAACGGACAGAGCGAAGAATCTGGTACCGATGAAGATAACTTCAATATGGGGCATGACGATTATGAATCAGAGGAAAAAAATCAAGAACAAGAGGATGAGCCAACTCCTAGTGCTGAAGAGAATGCAGAGTCAGAAGAGGCTCAACAGTCTGATTCAGAGGAAACGACTCAATCAGGAGCCGGAGAAATAGAGGAAGATGTTTCCTTGACCGATCGAATTTATCGAGCAATGGAAAGAACTTTAGTCGACAGAGACGAGAAAGGTGAGGCCGTAAAGGTTATTGGAGACCTCAGTAAACCAGCTCTTGATTATATGATTATCGATCATAAAGACCTTATGGCTGACAGAACATCAATTCTTAAGCGTATTATGCAAGAGTATGAATATCTAAAACCTGCAAGAGCTCTTGAGGGTGATGAAAGGTACAAAGAATACCTAAGAAAAATTAAAGGTTCCGTTTCCATTGCAATAAAAGAATTTGAAATGAAAAAGGCAGCATATCGTTATCAAAAGGCTACAACAGCAAGGACTGGTAAATTAGATGTTAATAAGCTTTGGTCATACAAAACGCATGACGATATTTTCTTACAAACAACAAGACTTGCAGATGCAAAAGACCACGGTATGTTAATGCTAATTGATTTCTCAGGCTCTATGCAGAGATCACTACCACATGTATTGGATCAATTAATGCATACAATCATGTTCTGTAAGGGTGTCAATATTCCTTTTGAGGTATATGCTTTTACTGGATCGTGGAGAGATAACTCAGATTTGGCTTTACCAGCTTATCATGTTGAAGTTGGAAATGTTCAGATGCCATTATTAATCTCTTCTGCTCTTAATAAAGCAGACTTTAAAGAAGCAATGAAATGGCTTATTGCAAGAATGGATTCTCTTTCTACGGACTACTATAACCATGAATTGTTTTTCCAAGAAGGAAAAGCTGAACAGTTAGGTTCAACTCCATTAATTCAGGCTTTAATGGCTTCACATTACCTAGTCAAGAACTTTAAAATAAAGCACCAAGCTCAAAAGGTAAACTTTGTGGTATTCTCCGATGGAGATGGTGACCATTTAAGAGTTACATATCCTGATGCAAGAGGTGACGGGTATCACAGTTACAGCTCTCAAACAACTATGATCATAGATGGTAAAAGGCTAGATTTTAAAAGTAGAGATTATGGCGGCCGTAAGGAGTTACAAACAGCCCTTACAGAAAATATTCGTAAGAGATATGGCACAAACAATATCTGCTTCTTTATGGGAGACAATCATCACTTTAACCAAAGAGTTGCAGACATTAATTACGAGATTAATAGAGAGGCATATTGGGATTCCAGTTTCCAAAAGGACTGCAGAACTGAATTTAGAAAAAATAAGTGTGTCGAATTTAATAATGTTTACGGCTTTGATACCTACTATGTATTAAAGGATGGCAAACATCTGGCAACAGACGCTGATGAATTTGAGGTTAGTGATGATGCAACCGACGGCCAAATCAGAAATGCATTTAAGAAATTCTCAAAGTCTAAGAAGCTGAACAAAGTCATTATGACAAAATTTGGAGCGGCTGTTGCATAAAAATATAAGACAAAGACATAAAGAAACTGCAACGGTAGTTGGTTCGGGTTTGGTAATTAACTACCCATTGCAGATTGTCTTCTTATATTGGCTTATAGATGTTTTAAAAATAGTAGACCCATTTTGGGTGGCCACATACAGCACAATGTTTATGACAGTTGCGGCTTATGTAAGAGTTTTTATTGTAAGGAGCATATACGATAAAAAAAAGTGAAAAAAGTTTCAAAAAAGTGTTGACAAACGCTGCAAGGCGTGATACAATATACCTATATTAAATGATAAGGAGTTAATTATATTATGAATGATTTGAAAATCTCAACCAAAAGAATTGTCGAGGAACTTGCTACAAGATACCCCGATGAAACTCAATTTAGAAAAGCTACAATTGTAGAAACAGCAAAGGCTCTAGGCTTTAGAGGCCCTGATTTCTACCCATTACTTGACCCAGACACCAGAGTCAAGATTGGTACATACGATTTATCTGGTGTGATCATACCTATAAGGGAAAATATGCCACAAAATTCTGCAGCTGCTATGCCTAATGCAAATGTTGCTCAAATGCAATCAATTGTAAATGAAGAAAAGACATATGCCGTCAAAGACGAAACCTTCGTTCCTTGGGGTCCTTTTCATGATGTGGTTAAAATGATCAAATCAGAAATGTTCTACCCAGTTTATATTTCTGGCTTATCAGGTAATGGTAAGACCTTTATGGTAGAACAGGCCTGTGCTAAACTTAACAGAGAGTTTATCAGAGTCCAGATTAACCCAGAAACTGACGAAGATGATTTGCTTGGTGGTTTCAGGCTGATTAATGGTGAAACAGTTTTTGCCAAAGGCCCAGTCCTTAAGGCTATGGAAAATGGCGCGGTTCTTCTCCTTGACGAGATTGACAGAGCAACAAACAAGATTATGTGTTTACAAGGTATCCTTGAAGGTAAACCAGTCCTAGTCAAAAAGACTGGCGAGATCGTTAAACCAGCACCTGGTTTTAATGTAATCGCAACTGCCAATACCAAAGGTAAAGGCTCAGAAGATGGTAGGTTTACTGCGGCATCAATTATTGATGATGCTTTCTTGGAAAGGTTTACAGTCGCAATCGACCAACAGTTTCCATCTCGCACAATCGAAACAAAGATTGTCGTAAAACACATGGAAAAATTCGGAGAAACAGATTTAGGTTTTGCAGATAAACTGGTAACCTGGGCTGATATTATCCGTAAAACATTCTTTGATGATGGCGTTGACGAAGTCATTTCAACCAGAAGGCTGTGTCACATTGTACAGACCTATTCCATCTTCAAAGATAGAATGAAATCAATCGAAATGTGTATTGCTCGATTTGATGATGATACCAAAGTTGCCTTCCTTGATCTTTACAGTAAGGTTGACGAAGGTATTGATCCTCTTGCAACAGATGAAGTAACAGGTGAATATCAAAAATTTGAACCAGAGGAATTATAATGACAGATAAAGATTATAAGTTTAACGAGAGAGCTCTTATCCAAGAGCTCCAAAGTTATGTTGACAAAACCTATGATAGTCACTACAGCAAAAATAAATTTCAGTCTACGGAATTTATTATTGATTGTGGCCATGGTATGGGTTTTGCATTGGGTAATGTATTAAAATATGCTCAAAGGTATGGTAAGAAAGATGGTTACAATAGGAAAGACCTAATGAAAATCCTACACTATGCTGTTATTGCTTTACATATACACGACTCAAATGATAATAATGTGGAAACCATTTCCAATTTAAAAAGTGTTGACAAGACAGTCAATCTTTGATATAATGGTAACTACTAATTTAGGAGAAGAAAATGCAATTATCGAAAGATACTGAAGCCCTACTTGCAAACTTTGCTGGAATTAACTCCAACATCGTTTTAAAGCCTGGGCAAAAACTAAAAACAATCTCTGAGGCTAAAAATATTTTGGCAGTCGCAGACATTGTAGAGGATTTCCCAAAGGATATGGGAATTTATGATTTAAACGAATTTCTTGCTATTCATGGCTTAGTGGATGGGGCAACACTTTCGTTTGAAGATAATGCCGTTGTAATGAGTAACAGTTCACAGAAGGTAAGATACTTCTTTGCTGAACCAAGTATTCTTACATCGCCAGATAAGGATATCACAATGCCAGAAACAGAAGTGAATATTACACTTACTGCAGAAGCTTTGGGTAGCCTTAAAAAGGCAGCATCTGTACTAGGGCATATTGATGTTGCACTCGAAGGTAAAGATGGAGTTGTAAAACTAAAAGCATTTGACTTTAAAGATGCATCTGCAAATACCTTTGAACTTGAAGTCGGTACTAATCCTAGTGCAACCGATTTTAATTTCATCATGAATATTGCTAATTTAAAGCTTATTGATGGTGATTATGATGTGTTTATTTCATCAAGGTTAATCTCTAAGTGGGTAAATAAAACAAAACCTGTAACTTATTTTATCGCTTTAGAAAAAACATCAACCTATGGTGTATAAATACAATAACAAATTCTCATTTAATTATGGGGATAATGGGAAGAGTGTCCAATGGTGGAGCTCTTTTAAATTAGTCTAAAGCTTTGCAAAGGAGAAAACATGACTGAAGAAGTAAAATCTGTAGAGGGACAGGAAAACCCTCAGTTGTCACTTCAAGATATTGCGACAATGGTTCAAATCATTGACATCGTATCGCGAAGAGGCGGGTTCGAAGGAACTGAACTAGAAGCCGTTGGCGGTTTGAGAAACAGAGTGGTAACATTTTTAAATGCTGCTGCTCCTAAAGGTGAACAGCCACAAGGTGCAGTTCCAGTTGAGGAACCAGCTGTAGATGAACCTACAGTAGAAGAAGTATCTGAATAAGATATTGTGTTTGGGGAATGGTCCGATCGGTGGTTCTGGTCCACCGGTTACCCCACGAAGAGGCCGTTGTAGTATATACATAACCGATCGGACCGCCTATATTATGGAATTATTATGCAAACAAATGAAGTCACAAAATTAATCGAATCACTCAGGGACGGAATCGTAACCGTTACCTTCAAAAAAATTAACACGGACGAAATCAGGGTAATGCCTTGTACACTCGATCCAAAAGTCTTAACAGAAAACGGAATTACTACAGAAATTAAATCCTTCGATCCAGCATCAGATCATCTTGTTGCTTGGGCATTGGATAAAAAGGCCTGGAGGTCTTTCCGACTTTCAACCGTTATATCATGGGAGGTAACAAATGCGTGAAGAATTTTTATGGGTAGAAAAATACAGACCGAGAACAGTCGAAGATACCATCTTACCTAAATCGCTTAAAGATACATTTAAACAGATTCTTAAAGGAGGTGAATTGCCGAATCTGTTATTTACAGGAACTGCTGGTATTGGTAAAACAACAGTGGCAAAAGCCATTTGTGAAGAACTCGGACTTGATTACATTATTATTAATGGATCAGAAGAGGGTAATATTGATACTCTCAGAAATAAAATCAAACACTTTGCCTCAACGGTTTCCTTACAGGGTGGATACAAGGTTGTGATTCTGGACGAGGCAGACTACCTGAATCCCCAGTCCACCCAACCTGCACTCAGAGGGTTCATAGAAGAATTTAGCAATAACTGCAGATTCATCATGACTTGTAATTTCAAAAACAGAATCATTGAACCACTACATTCACGATGCAGTGTGGTTGAATTTGCAATTCCTAAGAAAGAACGAGAACCTATGGCTGGTCAGTTTATGCAAAGGGTATCAGAAATACTCGACAAAGAAAATGTAGAGTACGAGAAACCCGTTCTTGCAGAACTTATCATTAAACACTTTCCAGACTTTCGTAGAGTCCTAAATGAATTACAACGATATTCATTATCTGGTATTATTGACTCTGGTATATTGGTTACACTTTCCGAAGTATCTATCCAAGACCTTATGTCAGCAATGAAAGCCAAGGACTTCAAAAAGATGCGTCAGTGGGTTACCGATAACATAGACGTAGAGCCTGCTGCTATGTTTAGGAAGATTTATGATAATATGTACGATTATATTGAACCAGCAAGTATCCCACAGGTCGTGCTAATACTTGCGGATTATCAGTACAAGAACAGTTTTGTGGCAGATCATGAACTCAATATGGTTGCATGTTGCACCGAAATCATGGCTGGAGTGAGGTTTAAGTGAGTCCATTTGAATATATAAACGATATTACCTATAACAAGAAAGGTATTATGGTTGACGATATTTCCGAAAAGGATTATAACGCCTTTATAATTAACCGTGGTTTATCCATGTACCAAGATACAATTTTATTTGCAAATGAAATGAATAAATATCATCACTTGGATGCCCGTCTTCAGTACGATTTTTTTATAAATATAATTAAGAAAAGAAAAAGATGGTCCAAGTGGATTAAACCACAAGACATCGACAACTTGGAATTAATTAAAGAATATTATGGTTACAGTAATGAAAAGGCTAAATCTGTATTACCATTATTTAGTAATGAAGAACTTGAAATATTGAAACAAAGGATTTATAAAGGTGGAAAACGAAAATATTGAAATTCACGATTGGTCTCCGGCTAAAATGCTTGAGGTATCCCTTAACGAACCGGACGACTTTCTAAAAATCAGAGAAACACTTACACGAATAGGTGTTGCCTCTCGCAAAGATCAAAAGCTATATCAGTCCTGCCACATTCTACACAAACAGGGCAGATATTTTATAGTACACTTTAAGGAATTATTCTTACTAGATGGGAAACCATCCAATCTGGTACAGAATGATATTGAGAGAAGGAACACAATTGCTACTCTCTTAGCGGATTGGGGACTGGTTTCAATTGTAACACCAGCAAATGCTCAACCGTTGGCTCCATTGAGACAAATAAAGTTTATTCCTTTTAAAGAAAAAAATCAATGGGAATTGTGTCCAAAATATAATATAGGAAACTCACAAACTAAAGAGTAAACCTGTATAAATAAATGTAGAGATGCCGAGGGTTCGGGTCTCGTTTAACCTTGCTATTTATAGGAGGACATAAAAATGGTAAGAAATACTTTGAACGTTCCGCGTTCACTCTTCGTTGGTTTTGACACACTCTTTGAGGATCTCGAAAGAATCCACCAAAGTGCTAGGTCAGGAACTGATAACTACCCACCACACAATGTAGTAAAAGTCGATGAGGAAAAATTCCTGATCGAACTCGCTGTGGCAGGTTTCACTAAAGATGATATAGATGTCGAGCTTAAAGACGGTATTCTAAAAGTCAAAGGTGAAGTTGGAAAAGATGAGCGTGATTACGCATATAAGGGCATTTCATCTCGCAAATTTGAGAAGAGCTTCCGACTCTCAGAATTTGTCGTAATTGATGGTGCTGATCTGGAGGATGGAATACTAGTGGTGTATGCCAGAGTAGAACTTCCTGAAGAAAAGCGTCCTAGGAAGATCGATATAGGGTCTGCTGGGGCATCAAAGAAAAAATCTTTTTTGAAAGGCTAGTATCAGCGAACACCCAGTAGATAAGTACTAAACTTTTTTACTGGAGAAACAACTCATGATGGACATTATAAAAATGTTTATGAAATATGATGATGTAAGAGAGACCCTAGAAATGGTAATTATAACGGTAGTCACAATAGGGCTAGCGCCAATGACCATCTATCTGGCAAATCTCTCATTCTGATTAATTCATGCGGGGGTAAGAAATTACCCCCAACCTTTTTGTCAAAAAAGTGTTGACAAATCGTGCAAAATGTGATACAATATACATATTATTATTAAAAAGGTGACCTATTCGGTATGAAATTTTACACTAATGTAACTCGTTATGGCAACATGCTTCTCTACCGTGGCATAGAAAACGGTAAGAAAATAACCAAAAAAATCAAATACCAACCAACCTTATTTGTCAATTCGCCTAAAGGTGAATGGACTTCCCTAACTGGCACTCCATGTGCCCCTATCAAGTTCGAGTCCATGAAAGAGGCCAAAGAATGGATTGATCAAAACAAACAAACTGCCGGTCGCCAAATCTTTGGTAACGAAAGACATATCACTTCCTTTATCAATGACGAATTCCCCGGCACAATCGAATTTAATCGTAACCTAATTAATGTAACCACAATCGATATCGAGGTTGCCTCTGATGATGGATTCCCAGAACCAGAAGAGGCAAACAATCCAATTATCTCGATCACAATCAAAAACAATATTGATAATACCTACTATGTTTGGGGCCTAGGCGAATATGATGTATCCCAAACCATAATGAAAACCAATCGCGTTATCTACAAAAAATTTGATACAGAGGCCCAACTGCTTCTGGACTTTATTAACCATTGGTCTTTGCCTAGTAATTGCCCAGATGTTATTACAGGTTGGAACGTAACCTTCTTTGATATTCCCTACCTAATTAATCGTACAATCAAAATTCTTGGTGAGGATAATGCCAAACGGTTCAGCCCCTGGAATATGATTGACAGACGATCTGTTAAAATGATGAACAGATATCAGACTGCCTACGATATTAAAGGTATATCAACTGCCGACTACCTAGAATTATTCCAAAAATATACCTACACTGCTCAAGAATCCTATAAACTGGATCACATTGCAAATGTTATTCTTGGCGAAAAGAAATTGTCATACGAAGAATACGGCACACTCCATACTCTTTACAAGAATGATCACCAAAAATTTATTGACTATAATATCAAAGACGTGGAGTTGGTAGATCGCCTAGAGGACAAGATGGGTCTGATTACCTTAATGATGACCATGGCGTATAAAGGTGGCGTAAACTATGGCGATACATTTGGCGTAACCGTGATATGGGAATCCATTATCTATCGTTATCTTGCCGATAAGAAAATTGCAATGCCATTCGGTCAAGAAAAAGTCAAGTCTGCCTACCCTGGTGGTTATGTTAAAGAACCTCAGGTTGGTTTACACGACCATGTTATTTCGTTCGACCTTAACTCTCTGTATCCATCTATTATTATGCAATACAATATGTCGCCCGAAACCATATCAAACGGAGAAGTCATTAACATTAATATCGACAATATCCTAAAAGGTGCAGGTCTAAATAATTATGGCAAGGCCGTAGGTGGTAATGGCCAGTTATTCCGAACAGATAAAAAAGGCATGATGCCTACATTGGTTGACGATATGTACAGTGAAAGGGTAGTCATAAAACAAGAAATGCTTAAGGCCGAACAAGAATTACAAACAGTGGATTCTGCCGATAAACAGAAAGTGTATGACATAGAACGAAGAATTGCCGTCGCCGAAAATCAACAGATGGCTATTAAAATTCTACTTAACTCACTTTATGGCGCGATGGGTAACAGATACTTCAGATTCTTCGATCAGAGAATCGCCGAGGCCATTACTCTATCAGGCCAACTCACTATCAGATGGGCAGAAGTTGCCCTTAACCAATACCTAAACAAGATTATGGGTACAGATAAGGATTACATTATCGCTATTGATACAGATTCACTTTATGTAAATATGTCGGACTTGGTAAAACAAGTCAATCCTGCCAACCCAGTGGACTTCCTAGACAAAGTCGCCAAAGAAAAACTAGAACCAGTCCTACAGAAATCATACGATCGCTTGTTTGCCACTATGGGCGGAATCGAGAACCGTATGGTTATGAAACGTGAGGCCATCGCAGACCGTGGTATCTGGACGGCCAAGAAACGATATATCCTAAATGTGTTCGATAACGAGGGTGTCCGATACAAGAAACCTAAAATGAAAATCATGGGTATTGAGGCCATCAAATCATCTACACCGGCTCCTTGCCGAGAGGCCCTAAAGGAAATATTCAAGGTGATTCTGACTGGTGACGAAAAACTTACCCAAAAGGCTATCGACCAATTTAAACAATACTTTGCCACACTGCCACCGCATGAAGTTGCCTTTCCTCGTGGCGTTTCCAATGTTACAGAGTACTCTTCTGCCGAAACTATTTACAAGAAAGGTACGCCAATCCATGTGCGTGCGGCACTACTACACAACAGACAGATAAAAGAAAAAGGCATTACCAAAAGGTTTGAACCTATTCGTAATGGCGATAAAATCAAATTTGTATATCTGCGAACACCAAATCCAATCAAAGAAAATGTTATTGGATTTACCCAATATCTGCCAGAAGAGTTTGGACTGCATGACTATATAGATTATGAAACACAATTTGAAAAGACATTCTTGGATCCTATCGAACCTATCTTCAAGGCAATCGGCTGGAATACAGAGGAAATTAACACTATTGAAGATTTTTTCGGCTAGGGGTTTACAAGCATGTCTAAATATGATATAATATACCAAAATGGAGAAAAAAAATGAAACTAGTTAGATTATCCTCGGGTGAGGAAATTATTGGTGATGTAGAAGAAATCGCAGGAGCCATTAAAATTAAAAATGGATTCAGTCTTATTCCTGCTGGAGAAGGCCGTCTAGGTTTTATGCCTTTTATGGCCTATACAGAAGCCGATAAAGGTATTACAATTAGTGACAGGTTTGTCGTCTTTGTAGTTACCCCAAAAGAAGAACTTATTGATAATATCAGACAAATGAAATCTGGTATTGCCGTACCAAGTAATAAAATTGTAACATAATGCAACCGAAATATCCAATATACATTATTTCCAAAGGTCGTGCTGATACGAGACTGACAGTAAAGACCTTAGAGAATATTAATGTGCCATACAAGATAGTCATTGAGGGTTCTGAATATAGTGATTATTCTGCTGTCATTGATCCTGATAACATTCTGGTATTACCACCAGATTTTAGGGAAAATCCTTTATGGGCAAAACCTTGTGATGTTACAGGTTTATATGGTGGATCAATTCCTGCTAGAAACTTTGTCTGGTGGCACTCAAAACAAGAAGGACATGAAAGACACTGGATACTAGATGATAATATCCAACACATGTATAGGTTACACAATAACAAGAAAACAAAGGTTCTTAACGGAACTTGTTTTAGGGTATGTGAAGACTTTGCTGATAGGTATGAAGGCCTTAAAATGTTTGGTATGAACTATGCCTTCTTTGCACCAGCAAGTACCAAGCGCCCACCTTATTATTGGAATACAAGGATTTATAGTTGCATCTGTTTATCAAACGATATATTCCCAGACTTATACTGGCGTGGTAAATACAATGAAGATACAGACTTATCATTACGAGTCATGAAAGCTGGATACCATACGTACTTGTTCAATGCATTTCTATGTGGTAAAATTGCTAGTATGACAATGAAAGGTGGTAATACCAAGGCAGTTTATAACATTGACAACCCTGGTAATGTACAGACACGAAGTGGAGAAGAGTTTGACCATAGAAGGGAATTTGCAGAATCACTATATGCACAACACCCAGACTGTGTTCAGATAACTCAAAAATGGGGCCGTTGGCATCATCATATTAACTATCATGATTTCCAACGAACTGAAAAACCAAAGTTAAAAGCAGGACTAAATATACCTAAAGGTCCTAATAACTATGGACTTAAATTAGTAAAATTAAAAGGAGAAGAAAATGGCGGGACAGCGTAATAACAAAACCCTAAATTATCAGCCAGAAAACTTGTTTGTTATGGCTGGTCAAGAAGAAGAGCAAACTCCTTACGAGTGGGACGATATGCCTGAGTTTAATCAGCCTTCTGATGAATCTTGGAAGATGATCAATGTCCGATTCAGATGTGAAGAGGATCTTCTTGAGTTTGCACAAAAAATTGGCCAGACTGTTACAAAGAAAACCAAAGCACTTTGGTATCCTGCGCTTGATAAAAAGGCAAACTCTCTTATGCGATATGTAGGAGAAGACCAAATGGACGATTTTGAAATTGATGAAGTGATTGAGTAATGCGAGTTTATATACTACCTTACGGTAATAAAGCTTATTTCTCTTATAATAAAAGAGTGTCAGGAGTCGATACGGCTCAATTAATGCAATACAATGCTCTTAAAAGTTTGGGTCATGATGTGCGAATGTGGGCAGGATTTACTGACTTACACAAATACATTGATGATGTGGATTATTATAAAGAAGAAATACCCTCTGAATATACCGTAAAAGAATACGAGAAAATAAAAAGGCAACACATAGAGGAAACTATGTTCAAAGCCTTACTTGACTTTAAACCTGATGTAATTTATTCCAATTGGATTTTTAACAATAAATTATACCAGAAACTAATGAACTTTGATATACCAATCATTTATAATTCACATTCGATACCTGGTTTCTGGTCCGATTTAATGAGTGCAAATACCATTGCAGAATTTGTAGAACGAGGTCATTATCTATTATGTGTGTCAGATTACCATGCTTCTAGGACAGTTGATTATTATAACATGCGCAGAACAGCATGGACATTTGATGAAACACCAGTACCAGACAATTTCTTATTTTCCTCAGCTGTTCCTAGGTTTCAAGCTGTAGAACACGATAATGTGGTAAGGCATGTATCTGCGGCCTCACCAGAAAAGAGTACATTTTTAATACACAAACTGCTTGACGGTTCCGATATTACGAGTGAGGTATATACCACAGTAAACTATGTAGCAAACGATGGTAAGAATGCTGAATATGTTAAAAAGAATCTAGAGGTATATAATGCTTTTCCTAGAGTAAACAAATTCGATATAGACCATTCGGAGATAATGGATAATATTGCCAAAAGTGTGTGCACATTCGTAGGACTCCATCCAGTGGATTCGTTTACCATTACATCATTGGAATCATTATCGAGAGGGGTACCGATTATAGTAAAAGGCTATCAAGGCCGCCATCCAGCACAAGAAATGGTAGAAAAACATATGCAACAGTATGTGTACGTATATGAAACCAAAGAAGATGTTATAGCCAAAGTCAAAGAGTGGTCCAATATGACAATTGGAACAAGACAGGCAATATCAGATTCATGCTATAATAAATGCTCAGAAAGAGCATATCAAACTAAACTAGATACCATCTTGGTAGAAGCAATATCCAAATATAAAAATAATTCAAAAAACACTTTACATCTTGACCAATTTATGATATAATACATTATATGATACGAGGCACATTATTTACATCGCTGTTTGACACGGCAACAGATCACATTATTGATTTACCTGATTTTGAGGCCTTTGAAAAGGCTCTTCTCGCTATGTCAAAAAAGAAAAGAAAGTCCAAGAAGGACTCCGAATTAATGTCACCTGCAGTTTATCTAAAAGGTACCAAAAGGGCCAATGATAATGTTACTGCATGGGGAGGCTGGTGCGCCGTTGATGTAGATGATTACGAAGGTGATGTGCTAGAAGTTAAAGAATGGATTCAAAAGAAATGCAAGAATCATTATTTTATTTGTTATTCTACAGCATCTTCTCTACCAGATCAGCCTAAATTCAGATTAGTGTTTCCTCTTAAAAGAGATATACAAAGACACGAAATCAAACACTTTTGGTTTGCTCTGAATAAAGAACTTGGCGAGGTTGGTGATATTCAAACAAAAGACCTATCTCGTATGTATTATTTGCCTGGTTTCTACGAAGGTGCTTATAACTTTATTTTTTCAAGCCCAGGTGATTATCTTGACCCTACAATAGTGATGAATAAGCACGAATATGTAGAACGGTCATCAAATACTATGTTCGATCGACTTCCTAAAAAGATGCAAGAAGCCATGATGGAACATATGAAAAACCAGCTTACAAATACAGAGGTTAAATGGACTTCATATCATGATTGTCCGTTCTTTCCCAAACAGCTGGAACAAGAATACAGAGTCATTACAGGCTCTGGGTGGTATCATAAAATGTATCAGATAATGGTTGCCTTGGCTGGGAATGCAATCAAGGCTAAATACCCCATAACAGCAAAAGAAATTGCTTATTTGTGTCGTGCATTAGACCTAGACACGGGTAATTGGTATGCCAAAAGGCCGCTAGATAAAGAAGCAGAAAGGGCATTGGAATATGTTTATAAAAATTCATTATAGGAGATTATACAAGTGTTGAATATAACTGTAGTAGGTGCTGGATATGTCGGAATGGCAAATGCAGTAATGTTTGCTCAAAAACATAATGTAGTTCTATTAGAAATAGACAAAGAAAAAGTCAAGAAAATTAATAATGGTGAATCGCCTATTTTGGATAGAGATATTGAAACATATATGGGTCCTTACTGTAACCTTAGAGCTGTTAGTTCAACATCCGAGGCCTATATTGCTCATGATCCTAAGTTTGTTATTGTGTGTACACCTACAAATTATGATCCTGAAACAGATTCATTCGATACATCATCGGTAGAAAAAGTTATTGCTGATGTGTGTACCAGTGAGAATTATGGTAAATCAGATGTTACCATTATTATTAAGTCTACTATTCCTGTTGGGTTTGTAGATGAAATGCGAGAAAAATATTTTACCAGTGGTATTATATTTTGCCCAGAATTTTTACAAGAAGGCACTGCGATATGGGATGCTCTAAGGCCTACAAGAATAGTAATTGGTGAAAGAGATACAGAAGCAGAATATTTTGCAAAAGTACTTAAAGGGGTTATTATTCCCAATTATCCAGAACCTCCAGTAATTTATACTGGTACCAAAGAGGCTGAGGCCATTAAATTATTTGCAAATGGTTATCTAGCCATGCGTGTGGCCTTCTTTAATGAACTCGATATTTTTGCAGAACGATTCGATTTAAGCCCTAGGGATATTATTGAAGGTGTTGGTTGGGATAAAAGAATTGGCCGACATTATAATAACCCATCATTTGGTTACGGTGGATACTGTTTTCCTAAAGATACAAAACAGTTAAAAGCTCTATATACTAAAAACAAATTACCTAGTGATATCATATCTGCAATTGTTGATTCTAATGATTCTCGTATGGATTGGGTGGTGCGCAGAATTATGTACCGTAAACCAAGAACTGTTGGAGTCTACAGATTAATTATGAAGTCTGGTTCTGATAATTTTAGAAGCTCTGCAATACAAGGTGTAATTGAAAAATTACCTAAATCTATAAAGGTTATAATCCATGAACCAGAACTAGATTTTGATGGACCATTCTGTAATGGTGAATTGGTATCTAATTTGAATCAGTTTAAACGAGAATCGGATGTGATTATCACTAATCGAATGGATAAAGAACTCTTGGATGTCCGCGATAAAGTCTACACGCGTGATGTATTTAATAACAATTAATGGTTGACAAACCGAAAAGGATGTGATATAATATAAATATTATGGCTAGAATACTTGTAACAGGTGGTGCGGGATTTATTGGTTCCCACTTAATAAAAGAACTATTACATCTAGGGCATGATGTAATTTCATTTGATAATTACTCTAGTGGTACACATGATAATGAACACAAAGGCTGTCATTATTATTATGGTACTCCAAGAGATATTGAACCAGCTCTAGGTAATCATGAGAAACGAGTTGATTATATTTTCCATCTAGGCGAGTATGCTAGAGTAGAGCAATCATACGAAGACTATGATAAAGTAATGGATTATAATTACCATTGCTTTCCCTATATATTAGACTTTGCAAAACAACAAGATGCGAAACTGATATATTCTGGTTCATCAACCAAATTTGCAATTGACTCTGATGTGAGTCCTTATGCATACACAAAGAAACAGAACACAGAATTACTCCAACATTATGCTAAATGGCATGGCTTAAATTATGCTATTGTGTATTTTTATAATGTTTATGGCGGTAATGAAATATCCACTGGCAAATATGCTACAGTCGTGGGTAAATTTTTAAATATTGTTAAAGGTGGCCACAAGGATTTACCTGTAACAAGTCCTGGTACACAATACAGAAATTTTACACATATTGACGATATTGTAAATGGTTTAATTAAAGTTGGTTTTCTTGGTGAGGGCGACGGCTTTGGTATCGGTAGTGATGAAAAATACACGATACTCGACCTAGTAGAAATGCTTGGTGCCAATGCTTTATTCACCCCTGTAAAAGATGGTAACAGAATGGACGCACATCTAGTTACGGATAAAACCAAACAACTTGGATGGGAACCTAGACATTCCCTTCCAGATTATATTAACGAAAGCCTAAAGGGGGTAAAATGAGAGACGATGAGGATAAGGGATTATTATATATCGGTTGGGTAATACTAGGAGTATTTTTATTATTGTTTGTAACACAACCTGCAGAAGCTTCTGATGAAAATGGAGACAGATATTGTTTGGCTCTAAACATTTATCACGAAGCAGCAAATCAGTCTTTTGCAGGACAGGTTGCTGTAAGTAATGTTGTAATGAATAGAGTAGATGATTTACAATTTCCAAATACAATATGTGAAGTTGTATATCAAGCAAAGATGAAAGAAAATTGGAAAGGTAATTTGGTTCCTATAAAACATCAGTGCCAATTTAGTTGGTTCTGTGATGGTAAACCAGATGAGCCTGTTGATTCAATTACATGGGTAAAATCTATACGAGTTGCTGATGCAGTTTTAAATGGAGATTATCCAGACATTACAGAGGGATCACTTTGGTATCATGCCGATTTTGTTTATCCCTATTGGGCTGATGATTTGGAAAGGGTAACTACCATAGACAATCATCTATTTTATAAATAAGGATATATTATGGAAAAAGATAAATGTGTAATATGCGGTTGTGAAACCGAATATACAAAAGATACTCATATCGATTATAGATTTGGGTATGTAGAAGGTTGTGGTCAATGCTGCAGAGGGTGTTATACTGCAGGAATTGACACCACATCAGAATTTAAACATCAATACGAGGAAAATTGTGTATAAGTATAAAATTAATGTAACGAGAGTAGTTGACGGCGATACCGTTGATGCAGATATTGATTTGGGTTTCGGTATGACCTATAAGAAGCAAAGAATTAGGCTTATGGGCATCGATACACCTGAATCAAGAACAAGAGATTTAACTGAAAAATTTTATGGTAAATTATCAAAGCAATATCTAAAAGATATTCTAAGTTTAGGCGAAGTGCGATTGGTATCACACGATAAAGGCAAATTCGGTAGAATTTTAGGGGAACTATTTGTCATGTTTGATGGTGATGTTGAGGTAAATGTAAACCAGAAAATGATCGAAGAGGGACATGCTGTTGCCTATCACGGAGAAAATAAAGATCTAGTTGAACAGAATCATATGAAAAATAGGCAAAAACTTGCAGAAAAAGGTTTACAACCTGAATAAAATGTGATATAATATAACTTTATTATGGAGAAAAATTATGGCTTATCCTAAAGCATACATGGAAACACTTGGATCATACGTTTATGGATATTATCCTGAAGGACTAAGTGGTCAAGCAGAATATATAGGTAAAGGGGTGGGCACACGTTGTCTAGCTCATGTAAAAGAAAAAAATCAAGACCCGGCAAATCTTTATATCTTAGGTAGAAACCTAGAGAAGTATGCCAAATCAACACCAGCAGAAGAAATTGCATCTTTTGCCGCAGAAGCAGCAATCATTGCGATTACTAATCCTAAACTGAATAGTGTTTCGGGTAGATATGGAAACCTATGGAAACCAGAAAGACTTGATGACCTATATCAAGAATGGAAGAAAGAACAAATCAATCCTGTTAAGGAATCAATGAGGTTCTTTAATGAACACCCAGAAATTCAGGATCATATTAAGGGTATGAATGCAAGTGGTAATTCATTTACCTATTATGCATCTACTGTCGGTGGCATAGAATATATGCTAACAATTATTCCAGAAGTCGATGGGTTTGTTCCTATTGTGAAAGTAAAATTTGCTTCATCAAAAAGAGAAGAACTAAGAGACCAATGGGTAAAAGATAACGAGTCAGAATATACTCTTTCAGCAGAAGGAGAAATGGTCGTTGTTAATGGATTAACTGTAGATAAAGCTATAGAGTTATGGACAAGTCAATAAAAGTAGGAATCACGGCATCAACATTTGATCTGCTACATGCAGGTCATGTTGCTATGTTAAGAGAAGCAAAGACTGCATGTGATTACCTTATTTGTGCATTACAAAATGACCCATCAGTAGACAGACCCGAAAAGAACAAACCAGTCCAATCAATTGTAGAAAGACAAGCCCAACTTGCGGCCATTAAATATGTTGATGAAATTCTCGTATACAATACCGAAGACGACCTTCTTGATATACTTTCAATGTATCACATAGATGTAAAAATTATGGGAGAAGAATATCGAGACAAAGACTTTACAGGTAAAGACCTATGTCGCCAAAGAGATATAGAGTTTTATTTTAACAAACGAGACCACAGATTTTCAACAAGTGATTTACGAAAAAGAGTTACAGAAAACACTTTACTTTCTGATGAAAAGGTGATATAATATACATTATAACTATAGGAGAAGAAATTGCCAAGTATTGATTTAAAACCAAGAAAAAGAAATCCTAGGGATAAAAGGCCAGCAAGGCCGATGCCCTTTGATGTTGCACTTAGAAAATTCCGTAAGGCCGTAGAAAGAGCTGGAATTATCCAAGAGTGCCGTAAAAGAGAATTTTACGAAAAACCTACTGCCAAAAGACGCAGAAAAAAGAAAGAGGCTATTCGCCAACACCAAAAACTAATGAGGCAAGAAATATCTAATCTGCCTAAAGGATTTAGGAGATAATTATGGATATGAAAATGTTAGTGGAAATGTTCAGACGCATGTCTAAGATTGACATGGAAGAATTTGCCAAGATGGCCGTAGCCGATGGTATCGGAACAGATATCGAATTTGCTCTCCATGTCGCTCAACTGGAAGAGGATTTGGAATATTCAGAAGATTTATTATAGGAGAAAATTATGTCAGTAATGGACAAACTCAAAAAGAACTCCAAGATTAAAGCAACAGAAGTGTTGGAAAAATCTGTGTTCTTTACAGAAAAGGATATGGTTACCACAACCGTACCCATGATAAATGTTGCTCTATCAGGCGACATTGATGGTGGACTTACATCTGGTCTTACTGTTCTTGCAGGACCAAGTAAACACTTTAAAACATCATTCGCCCTACTTATGGCAGCGGCGTACATGAAAGAGCACGAAGATGCTGTAATGTTATTTTATGATTCAGAATTTGGATCACCTCAGTCATACTTTGAGGCATTTGGAATCGATACATCTAGAGTATTACATACTCCAATTACAGATGTAGAACAACTTAAATTTGATTTGGTTAATCAACTTGATGAAATCGAGAGAGGAGATAAAGTTGTAATTGTCATTGATTCTATTGGTAACCTTGCATCGAAGAAAGAACTAGAAGATGCTCTTAATGAAAAGTCAGTGGCTGATATGTCAAGAGCCAAGGCGTTGAAGGGATTGTTCCGAATGGTCACTCCTTATCTTACAATGAAGAACATTCCACTTCTCGCCGTCAATCATACTTACCAAGAAATTGGATTATTCCCTAAATCAATTGTATCAGGCGGAACGGGTATATATTACTCAGCTGATAACATTTGGATTATCGGTAGGCAACAACAGAAGAAAGGTGCAGAAGTCCAAGGTTACAACTTTGTGATTAATGTGGAAAAATCTAGGTTTGTAAAAGAAAAATCCAAAATTCCTGTATCAGTAACATGGGAAGGCGGTATATCACCATACGGTGGCTTACTTGAAGTAGGACTTGCTGGTGGTTATGTAACCAAACCTTCTATGGGTTGGTACGCAAGGGTAGACCATGCAACAGGTGAAATCTTGGATCCTAAAGTCAGAGAAAAGGATACTCTTACAAAAGAGTTCTGGGATCCTATTTTTAATGAAACAGATTTCAAAAAATTCATCAAGTCTTATTATCAGATTGGACACAAACCTTTACTTGAAGTTGATATAGAAAGCACTTTACAAGAGGAATAAAATGGTATATAATATAACCAATAAAGATTACACTCTTGTAGAAAACGAAAGCGGGGAGTTGGCAGATTTTTATGGTGTCAAACTCCTCACTGGTAAATTCAAGAATGTTATTCTGGTTTATGGTAAGGTAAGTATTAAGGAAGATAAAGCTAATGATACAGCAAAATTATCTTTCACTTACAGTATCCAAGACCCAGCAGAACATGATTATGAATATCTACAGAAGGACGAGGATTTTAACAATTATTTAGGAGCAGTCCTACAGTTTATAATTTCGGACTCCCTAGAAAATAATGAGGCACAGATAGGAATTGGACATAACGAATCAACTACCAACACACATACTGAATCATCTGCTCAATAACGAAGAGTATTGCAGACGGGTAATTCCTTATATTAAAAAAGATTACTTTGAAGGCGGTCACAGAATTGTCTTTGATTTAATTGTGAAGTTTGTTGGCAAACATAATAAACTACCAACAGCAAAGGTACTCAGTCTTGAATTACCCAAGGCGAGTGCACCAAGTGAGACCTTACAAGATGCATCTGCACTTATTAGTGAAATATCACAACGATCCGACATTGACACTGATTACCTTATATCGGAATCTGAAAAATGGTGCCGTGATAGAGCTGTTTATAATGCGATCATGGATTCCATACAGATTATTGATGGTAAAAACAAAGACCTTACCGAAGGTTCTATCCCAGAAATCTTATCAGAAGCAATAGGTGTATCGTTTGACCAACAAATCGGGCATGATTACATAGACGATTCAGATGGCCGATTTGAATTTTATAACAAGAAAGAAAGCAGAATACCATTCGACTTGGATTACTTAAATAAAATCACAAAGGGTGGTTTACCAAATAAAACTTTAAATATTGCACTGGCTGGAACTGGTGTGGGTAAGTCATTATTTATGTGTCATTGTGCGGCATCTACACTCAGCCAGAGTAAAAATGTTTTATATATAACTATGGAAATGGCAGAAGAAAGGATTGCAGAGAGAATAGATGCAAACCTAATGGACTTACCTATAGAGCAATTGGAAAGGTTGCCTAAAAATGTTTTTGAAGATAAAATCAGCAACATTGCCAAATCAGCCATAGGTAAACTCATCATTAAAGAATATCCGACAGGAGCGGCTCACACGGGCCATTTCAGAGCTCTATTGAAAGAGCTCAAAATGAAAAAGAACTTTAAACCAGACATTATCTTTATTGACTATTTAAATATATGTTCATCAAGCCGTATGAGAGGGCTGGGTGGAAGTATAAATAGTTATTCATACATTAAAGCCATCGCGGAAGAACTCCGTGGATTGGCAGTGGAATTCAATGTTCCAATAGTATCGGCAACACAGACCACAAGGTCTGGGTATTCAAATACCGATGTCGGACTAGAGGATACATCTGAATCATTTGGTTTACCAGCAACGGCAGACCTTATGTTTGCTCTAATATCAACAGAGGAGCTTGAGGAATTAGGCCAAATATTGGTAAAGCAATTGAAAAATCGATATAACGATCCAACCAAGTACAGACGATTTGTAATTGGCATAGATCGTTCCCGCATGAAATTATATGATGTAGAGGAATCAGCACAGGCAAACCTAGTGGCAGACCCTGTGCCTGATAAACCGATAAATAGGTTCGGCGATAGGGATTCGGAAGATACCTTTGCCAACTTTAAAGTATAGGAGAAAATATATGTTAAACGTAGTAAAAAATTGGGTAGTCGCAAGATTGGGCGAAAGAACTTCTTGGGATGGCCTTTCATTAATTGCTATTTGCGGATCAGTTATTCTATTTGGAGGACTGGCAAAACTACTCGCATGGGCAGGATTGCTCTGGGGTGTATATACATTAGTAATGGAACAGAAATAACTTAAAAGAGAATTATTTTATGTTTAGTGTGAAACTTATATCATACACTCAACCAGCTGAAGGTGCAGAATTACCAGACGATATTCTTCAGCTGGTTGCCTTTTGTGCACGGGTATCAAATCCCGAAAATCAAAAGAACGAAAAAACGGCTGAGAAGCTAGTCAAATATCTAATCAAAAACAAACATTGGTCACCGCTTGAAATGGTAAGTGTTTGTCTTGAAATAGAAACCACAAGGGATATTGCAAGACAGATATTACGCCACAGATCATTTTCTTTCCAAGAATTTAGTCAACGATATGCGGATCCCACGACCGATCTCAGTTTCGTCACAAGAGAAGCTAGATTACAAGACCCAAAGAACCGACAGAATAGTATCGAATTACAATACGAAGATTCAATAAACTATATCTGGGAATCATACCAAGAAGTAATTATTGAAAGATGTAAACGAGCATATGAATGGGCCATCGAAGCTGGAATTGCCAAAGAACAGGCAAGGGCAGTATTACCAGAAGGCCTTACCATGAGCCGTATGTATGTAAATGGTACACTTCGTTCTTGGGTACATTATATTCAACTAAGGGCTGAAAATGGTACACAAAAAGAGCACATGGAGATAGCAAAGGCCTGTGCTGATGTCATTTATAAGATATTTCCCTTAGATGATGTAATTTAATTTAACTTTTTTCAAAAAAGTGTTGACAAATCGGGTTTTCTTTGATATAATATACCTATAAATTAAATAAGGAGTATAAAATGTCGAACGAAATCAACACACAAATCCTCGAAAGGATTGCTGATGATGTCAGTGAAATGTCCTCAATGGCCGTAGTTAAAGAACTAGGTATTACACCAATGGCAGATTCATTTGATGAATTTCTTGCTTTTGCAGATATGGATAGGCTAAGAGATAAATTAGTTTTTCAAAGGTTTGAGGCCTGGCCGGAGGGACCACAATAATGGATCCTATTGCAGAATTAAAAAAATTAAGTGCTTACAAACCTCTAACAGAGGATCAGATTCGTAACATTGTCGGTGCTCCAACCAGAGAAGAGGAAGAGTATTGCATGTGTGGTAAGAAATTAGAAAATTGTGATGAAGGTTATGAGCACATGACCCACGGAGTATAATATGAAGCCCTTTGAAATAATTCAAAAATTGGAATCAGATAACAGTAGACTCTTTAAAGAGCAAGTTATTACAGATAATCTATCCCACACGGAATTTGTTCAAGGGTGTAAACTTGCACTTGATTCATATACAACCTTTGGTATTAAACAGATACCTATTTCAGAAACAGATGGGCCAGGACTTCCATATGAACAGTTTGAAGCCATAGCAAAGAAATTTATTAATCGCACATCAACAGGAAATGCAGCAAAAGAACTAATTGATTTTTTAATCTCTCTTGCTACTGCAGATGAATGGAATTTCTGGTATCGCAGAATATTAATGAAAGACCTAAAGTGTGGTGTATCAGAAAAGACACTTACCAAATGTGGAATTGATATTCCTAAATTTCAGTGCATGTTGGCTTCTAATGGAGAAAACAATAAACACATGACAGGTGATTGTTATATCGAATACAAATACGATGGTGTTAGAGCTTTGGTGATTGTTAAAAATAATACTGCTACTATTTACAGTAGAAACGGTAAACAACTTACCAACTTCCCTCACATTGAAGAGGCGTTCAGTAAACCAGAATTTAACGAATTTGTTTTTGATGGAGAAGTCATGAGTAAGGACTTCCAATCTCTTATGAGGCAAGTTCACAGAAAGGAAGGCGCAAAAACGGACGACGCATACCTTGCATTGTTTGATATGCTTACCATTACTGAATTCCAAAATGGACGTTCAGCAGTTGGACTCACAGAAAGGAAGAAAGGGCTAGAAAATTTAAACTTTGATCCATGTGTACAGGTTGTCGGATACGATAGATGTAACCTAGATACCGAACAAGGTCAACAGAAATTTAAAGAATTAAACAAACATGCTATTGATAATGGTATGGAAGGGATTATGGTTAAACCAGTCAATGGTTTATACGAGTGTAAAAGAAGCAACGCGTGGTTTAAAATTAAACCTTATATCGAAGTCACCTTAATGGTAGAAGCCATTGAAGAGGGCCAAGGGAAATTTATAAATACTACCGGTGCACTTGTTTGTGAAGGCATTGATTATGATGTTCCTATTAAGGTAAATGTCGGGTCTGGTCTTACAGATGAGTTACGAGATGCAATTTGGGCTAATCAAGAAGATGTGTTACATCAAATGGTAGAAATAAAAGCAGATTCTATTTCTCAGAACCAAGATGGAACATATTCATTGAGATTCCCACGATTTAAAACATTTAGAGGCTTTGAACCAGGAGAAAAATTATGAGCGAAGAAGTGACAAAAGAAGAAACAAAAATTATTTCCAAGTCTAAAAGTAGATGGAAGTATAAAGGAATCGATCCTTTTACTCTTACTTTTATGCAATGGAAACCAGTAGTGTATGATGATCCCTTTAAATTCGACTTTGATAAAGTCAAGGCAAGAATCGAAAAGGCAGAAGAGGCTGGTTATACAGATGATGTAGATACCATTAAAAGAAATATACGAAGGGTAATAAATGATAACCCAGGTATGTTTGACCAATTTGAGGCTCTTCTATGAGTTATAGAATGTTTAAAGTTAAAGCATGGGATAAGAAAAAACTAGTAGCCGAATATATCTATGCTGATCTCCAACCCGCAATGATATTTGAAATGGGTATGAGAAAGAAAGGATACAAAACAGAAATAGAAAGAATAAAAGACTAATGGAAATATCATCTTTTATTATATTCACTATTTGTTTATTCGGATGTTCCTATTATTCTCGTAAAGAGGGATTAAAGGTAGGAGCAGAAGAAACCATCAACAGATTACATCAAGCTAAAATTATCTGTTATGACGATAAGGGGAACATAGTACCGAATCCTTTTTACAACGCATAGTGTTGACATTTTTATAAATAGTGTTATAATACCTATTAAATGGAGAATTATATGCAATCATTTATAAAACATTCTAACATATTCGAGGACTTAGCTAACCTAAAGTACGATGAGAATGATGACGCATTTGCTCTCCAACTTATTTCCGATATTGATGACAGTATTGGAACCATTAATACAGAGATTGAACTTGATAAACGATCAGGTAAGTCCAACTCCAAAAAGGTTGGTATATCAATTCTCATGGACGACAAAGAACGTTCAAAATATTCTCAATTGGCCAATAAAATCATTGACCAACACCCAGAACTCGAAAGAGTAAAACCCGCACCAGATAGAGTAGAAAAAGACTTTGCTGTTAAATACAAAGACATGGACAGATATGTCTATTGTAATTTAAGACCAAATGGTAAAAGAAGTGCTGCTGGTGATGATCCAAATGAATTAATGACAGCCCTTCTTTGTATTTTCCCAAAAATACCAAAGGTAACTAATTCAGATGAAATGGATGCCTTAATAGAAGATTGTAAGGCACAATTAGGAAAAGCAAAAGGTTATACACCAGGTATGGTGGCTTCTATGGGTGGTGATTATTCAAATCTAGCACAGGCAATCTCAGCCGCAAATACTGTTCATGCTGCAGGTTATGGTAGTGCAGATAAGGTTTATCTTACAGGTCAATCTTGGGACGATGATGTAAAACAGTTTCAGATTACTAAACATGGTATGGCTGACTTTAATTCCTCTGACTTTATTGTTAAAAAAGGAAATAAATTCCTTGGTGTATCATTAAAGAAAAAGAAAAGGCTTACAGAAACCGATCCAACATTAATTAACAAATCATTTGCTACATTATTTAAGGATAAAAAATTCAATAAAATGATGGCAGAACTCGATAAAAGAGCTGGTATGTTTTATTTAAGAGTTCTTGCCAAGGCTAAAAAAATGGGTGCACTTTCGCCTGAATTAAAACTTGATATGAAAAAGAAAAGGCCTAATACAAAGAATTGGAAAAACTATATTCAAAGAATAGATAATAGTATTATTAATTCAGAATTAAAAGGTTCAAATAAATCTTTATTTAAGCAGATGTCTGATATTATTATTAAAAACAAAGACATGATTGCTAACCAATTAGTTCAATTAATATTTAAAGCAGATTTAAAAGATTTACAGAAAGTCAACTTTGATTTTGCTCTGGTTACAGGTGTGGGTGATTACGGCCCATCAAAAGGTGTAGTTGTAGAAAAGGGAGAGTTTAAGGATATTAATACCGTCACAACAAAACTTGATGATTTATTTTCCCAAGGTGGAACATCAATAAGACCTACTCCAAATAAAGTTCAAGCATATGAACCAGGTGCAGGAGCAGCAATGTTACACTTTGATTTATTAATTGGAAACATTCCAGCATGTCATATTACACTCAGATATAAGGGTAACTTCAGATCAGCACCATCATTTATGGCAACAATGACAAACGAATTTAAGGCATTATACAAATGAGATCATTTAAAACATATACACCATTAACAGAAGCCGCAAAGAATACTCATATGACTCACATAGAGGATTTAATTCTTGATGGTGGTGTTAAAGGTGCGCGACAAGCTATTCTTGCTCTTAGGTCTTTGCGTGATATGTTATCTGGTAGTTCAAAGGCTCCAGTAGATATTACCGTTAAATGGGATGGAGCTCCTGCTGTATTTGCTGGAGAGGATCCAACCGATGGAAAATTCTTTGTGGCAAAGAAAGGTATATTTGCAAAGAATCCTAAGGTATATAAATCACATGATGATATTAAAGCAGATACATCTGGAGATTTACAAAAGAAACTAATCTTGGCTTTTGATTCACTTAAAGATTTAGGCATTAAAGGAGTCATTCAAGGCGACTTTATGTTTGACAGTGCTGACTTGAAAAAGGAAAAAATTAATGGAATTAATCATATTACTTTTCACCCTAATACCATCGTTTATGCTATTCCTGCTGATATCCCTCTTGCTAAAGAAATTACTTCTGCTAAGATCGGAATTGTCTGGCATACAACATACAGTGGAGCAACATTTGAAACAATGAAAGCAGAGTTTGGTAAAGAAATCGTACCAAAACTTAAAAAGTCAAAAGATGTTTGGATGGTAGATGCTGCATTACCTGATTTATCTGGTACAGCAACTCTTACTGCAAAAGAAACTCAAATACTTAATAATAATTTATCTGCCGCTGGTAAGATATTTCAAAAGATTGCAAGTAGTACACTTAAAGAGCTGGAGTCAAATAAGGAATTAAATTTAATTATTAATATCTATAATAACTCTATGGTACGTAAAGGAGAACGCGTCTCCAATACAGCTAAACATGCCAAAGGTTTAATCCAATTTGTAACAGATAGATATGCAAAAGAAATAGATAAGCGTTCATCACAGAAAGGTAAAGATGTACAGATTTCAAAACGAGATGAATTATTAAAGTTTTTTAATAAATCCAACTTAAAAAACCTACAATTAATCTTTGATTTACAGAATTTTGTGATAAATAGTAAATTAATTATTATAAATAAACTAAACAAACTAAGCAAAATTGGTACGTTTGTAAAAACAACATCCGGATTTAGAGTAACCAACCCCGAAGGTTTTGTTGCCATAGATCGAATGGAAGGTGGTGCTGTTAAATTGGTAGACCGTATGGAATTTTCTGCCAATAATTTCAGCAAAGATATTATAAAAGGCTGGGACAATCCAGGCTAATGGGATACCGAGGATATAAATGCAACTCAAGTCATTCAGTACATATGTAACGGAATCAACAAAAGAAGTTTCTTTTGTGTTTGGCCGTTTTAATCCACCCACTATTGGGCACGAAAAATTATTCGATACATTAAAGAAAGTAGCTCGTTCGGGCGTTTATCGTATATATTCATCTAAGTCAGTCGACCCTAAAAAGAATCCATTACAATTCAAAGAAAAAATTAAATTCATTCGTAAGATGTTCCCTAAACATGCACGAAATGTTATGGCTGATCCTGATGTTCGTAACGCATTGGATATATGTGTAAAATTATATGACCAAGGATTTACCAAAGTCACAATGGTTGTAGGATCTGATAGAATAAAAGAATTTGATATCCTATTAAACAAATATAACGGCGTAGATGCAAGACATGGTTTCTACCAATTTGAAGGAGCCATACGAGTTGTATCAGCTGGGGATAGAGACCCCGATAAAGATGATGTATCAGGCATGAGTGCTTCTAAAATGAGATTGGCTGCTGCAGAGGGATCACTTCAAAAGTTTGCACAAGGATTACCTAAAAATTATAACCCACAAGATTTATATTACGCTGTTCGTAAAGGAATGGGATTAAAGAAAGAATCGTTCAGACAGCATATAGAATTACCTACAGTATCCGAAACAAGGGAAGAATATATAGAAGGAAATCTATATAATGTTGGAGATACAGTTCGCATTAAAGAAACAAAAGAAGTAGGTAAGGTAATTACCCGAGGCCCTAATTATCTTATGATTAAGGTAAATGATGAAAGAAAAAGAGTTTGGCTTGAATCAGTAGAAACTATGGCTGGTGAATGGGGAACAAAGAAACTCACGGATAGATGGAAGAAAGAAACACCAGGTCAACAAGTCAGAGAAAAAATGACCGTCGCACAGAAAAGAAAGAAAAGCAATTATTACAAAGACGATTCACCAGACGGTAAACTTTCAAAATCAACTGCATCTAAAAGACACGCGCAGTTTGCAAAACAAGCAAAGATGGACGATGATGATCCTAGAGCATACAAACCTGCACCAGGAGATAAATCAGCAGAAACAAAACCATCACAATATACAAAGAAATTTAAAAAGATGTATGGCGAAATGGCAGAATACATCACATTTGAAGACTATATGGTAACAGAACAAGACACTAAGGCAGCACTTATGAAGAAGGCTGACAAGAGTGGAATTGCATATGGTATATTAAAACAAGTTTTTGACAGAGGTGTCGCTGCCTGGAGAACCGGACATAGACCCGGTACAACACCAGTGCAGTGGGGCCTTGCTAGAGTAAATTCGTTTATCACTAAAGGTAAGACATGGTCTACTGCAGATGCTGATCTGGCCAAAAAGGTATGAGCGATTTTGTATTAACTCCTGCGAGGGAAAAAGAATTAGAAAAGATTGCACAATCACTATCAGATAAGGCATTTAAAGATTTATATGGTAAGGATTGGAAATCAGTTAAGATGGCTACAGCAATGAACATCTTAAAAAAGAAACATGGATTTAAAACAGAGGAAGCTATGAAATTTAAACAACTTAGAGAAAAATACAGAAGTAAGTTCCCAGCGTCTCTAGTTGCTGCAGCCGTTAAGATTGCTCTTGACATGAGTGGTAACATGACTGGAGCTTATAAGAAAATCGAAGCAATGAAACGGGGATTAGGAGATGATCCTATCGTAAAAGATGCACTCAGACAGGCCAACGAATCAGTACAAGAAGGTATTCGTGACCCTAAATGGAAAGCTCTTATAAGAAAACATAAAAGGCATATTGATAATTTTGTAAAAAGAAATAAAGACTTGCCAAAAAATGTTGAAGATGATTTATATAAGTGGGCATTTGATAATGGAGAAATTAAAACAGATGACCCTGATGAATTTGATGATTTTTTAGATAGAGAATTATCAGAAGGCACAATGGCGATTGGTATCTTTGATAACAATCCTGCAAAGAAAAAGAAAGCAATTGCAGGAATGCAAAAACTCCTCAAAGGTAAACAAAATGTAAAAGTTGGTTCACCTGAAGGACAGAAGATAGGTAGAGAGTTAGATGCAAAATATCTATCAGATGATTTACTCGCTGATGATTTTGATGATTCATCAAATAAAAACATGACGATTTCACAACTTCTCAAAAAACATGAGAAAAGACTTGGATTGAATTTCAAAGAAGAAGTCGAAGAAGCTCTAAGTCCAAAAGAAAAGGCTAAGAGACTAGAACTTATCAGAAAGGCAGTAGAAAAACTTAATGCCAAACAAGATGCTAAGGCTAAAAAAGATGCTTTGGCAGCAATTAAGGCTATGGAATAAGAAAAATGAAAACATTTAAGGAAATGAGAAAAGAAGGCCTACAAGAAAAGCTAGGATACAATGGTAATTATCAGAGAAAAAGTAAACATGATGGTAAGCAATTTGATAGAAATAAAGAACTTAAACAAATTGCAAAAATCAAAAAAGCTTTAGAACAAGCAGACAAACTACACGCCGACTTACAATATCCTAATACAGTAGATACAGTCACATATGTTTGGGAAAATATCAATGATGCATACATAGGTCTTATGAAATATGAAGGACATATTAAACAAGGTAAGTATGACGGCGAAATAGATATAGACTCATAATGAAATCATTCAAGCAATTTAGAGAGGACGGCCATGTTGATTCAGCAAATGTAAAGAATCAACTTACCTCTATTAAAAGAAATTCTGAACAACTTTTAGGCCAAATTAAACCTGACCAAG